CCCAACGCTCTGTGTCGTAAGGTTGTCCGTCTACACTTGCTTCGAACATCTCTTTGATGACCTTGAGCTCAACATCACCTGGACGCTTGGGCAAGAATGTGCTCAAGTCATACAAGCCGTGAGTTTCGATCGCAGCCTGTTCAGCTTCTGTAAGAGCTGACTCTTTACGAGCCCACTTAGAGCTGTTGTAGTCAGCAAAGCCACCTTTTGATGTCTTGGTGATACGGAAGTCCAAACCACGCATCAAGTCAGTTGGCAATTCTTCCAACTCAGGATCCATCAACGCACCCTTGATCAAGGTAAACAGTTGAGGTCCAATGATGAACTTGCGGATGGGATTGTCCGGTGTCTTGTCGTCGGCAATGGGATTCTCACGCACAAAGCCTTGGAACAAGTACGAACGCTTCTTCCAGTATTTGCGACCCATTTCTTCAAGGCTCTTGTCCTTGAACCAAGTACGAACTTCTGCCAGCACTGGGCAAGCGTCTCCCCACATTTCCACGCAGGGCACTTGTACGAATACTTGTTTTGATTCCATCTCTCCTTTGACGCCATTGAATGGCAGTCGGATCATTGCTCGTTCGACCCAGAAAAATGTGTTTTTTGTGTTACCGTCAGGTAGGAAGCGTAGTGTGGCCGATTGACCTTCTTCCATGTTCCAGTGTGGATAAATTGCTCGATCGCCTCCACCTTGGTTTGAGTTGCCTTTGTTTTCAGCTGCCTGTAGTCTTGCTCGGATTTCTGCTAAAGATGCCATAGTATATTTCTCCTTAAAAAGTTGCCTATGTGTTGCCTATCTAAAATTAGATCTTTGTTGCCTGTGACGCACAAACAAAAAAGCGCATACACCATGTAGTATATGCGCTATTTGCCTTGGTGTCAAGTGTATTTATATCATTTGAGCAAAGCCAGTGATTTTATTCTTGCCAGAAGTGCATCACCATCTTTTGACTCATAGTAAGAGCCAGTAATGGCTGCATTGTAGTTGATCGGGTCTTGTGGTGCTTCGCCGATGACCGGAGCCACGGAACCTGCCACTGTACCGCCCATGCTTTCCATGTAGCCACATTCGGCCAAGCCGTGTTCTGGACAGTATTCGCCTTCTGCGGTCATGTTGCATGAACCTTCTGCTACAGGCTTGCTCAAATCTGGCATGGCTTCAACTGTGGCAATTGGATCTGCTTCGGGCATGATCATTCCAGAGTTGCTTTCATCCAATCCTGGATTTTCCTGATAGTGGCCGTAAGCAGATGCTACATCACTCATAAAATCCTCGTCATATGAAATCAAATTACGAGCAGCTTTTGGTGTCATACCAATAGCAATTAGTTCATGATACACTGCACTGTAGAACTCGTCGCTGTGTCTGTCTGTTGACAGGCCAGGGTTTTCACGTGCTAAAATTTTGGCAACTTTTTCATAAGTGTATTCAGAATTTTCATGGATACGACTTTCCTGAACTGGCACGCCAGCGTATTTCAGCATGGTGTTGAGTTCTGTGTTTTCTGCCATACCACGTTTTCTAATGGCTGGATTGGTGGCATCACCGTAGCCGCCTTGCTTGGCCCAATCATACGGCTCTACGTTGCCCATATTGACATTGGCACCTTTGCCCACTGCTTGCTTGACTCCAGCAGCTCGCTTCTGTTGCAATTTGGCATATGGGTCGCCTTCTGGTCCTTTGAGTGCTGAGGCCACACCGTGTGCCCAACCTGCTTGACCGGCTGCTTTTCTACCATAACTGCTCAATGTGGCTGGGCTCAATTCGTCCAACTGGTCTTCCGCCACTGCCTGCTCAGGAGCAGTGCCTGGTGCTTGTTGTCCAGCAGCAGGTGCTACTGGCTGTTGTTGGTTAGCAGCAGGTGTGGTGTTTAGTTGAATACCAAGTTCTTGCAGTCTGGCCTGAACATCAGTGTCATCCCAACAGTTGGCACGAGGATCTTGTTCAGCCAAGTCTGCAAGAATATCAAACAACACATCATCTCCCACAACATCATACAGTTGTTCTTTGGCATTGGTAGCATCTGGACCAACAATGAGTTCTCGACTCATGAGTTCATCTAGTTTGGCTTGTGCTTCTGGTGTGTCTGGCAAGGCCCATGTGCCTTCCATGATTTGATTTACCCAGTTTTCAAAAATTTGTGCTTCTTTCATAGCGTTACCTCGTTGTTGTATTTTGGCCAGTGTAGGCAATGCAGCCTCAATTCTAGCATCTAGTGTTTGTTCAATGAACATGGTCTTGAGATCTTCCACCAAGGCAGTTTCATCTCCAATGTCTGCTGGTGTCCATGATTCAAAATATTGTTGATATCCGCGACCTGTACCAATGTGCTGTAGGTTTTCTCGCAGTTCTGAGTAGTAGTGCTGAACTGTTTCTACCAGTTCTTGAGTGACACCTTCGAACACTCGCTGTTGGCTGGCTCGATTGAATCTGCTGAGCACTGCCATTTCGCTCACAATCTCTGCAATGTGTTGCCCACGAATGTCATAGGGTCTGCCACCTTGCTTCACGTGTTCTAGCATGGCTCGACCACCTGACAATTTAGCGAATGGCAGTTTGAATCGTTCGCCGTCAGCAGTTTCAATAAACAAACTTTCTACATAGCGATAGCGTTTGTCATCTTCGCCAATCATGCGGTTGTGTTTGATTACTAGTCGCGCTTCAGTTTGCTCGCCTACATAGCTGACCTTGCGTGTACCATAGTAGCCTTCAAATAGGCCTTCTTTGATTGCTGCCATGCCTTGCATGGTGTGCTTGAGTTGATTGATGTCTTTGGGACTGAATGTGTATCTGTGCTGTGTGGCAAAGTTCTTGAGTTCGGGCAAAAAGCCTGTTTCTCGTTCTGAGCCAAACCAGTCTAATTTGTCCTGGGGATTTTCCATGGTCTTGCCCAAGTTATCCCCAAAGAATAACTGCAAGTCATTGTCATCACCAATCACAATTACTACTGTGCCGTAATTTTGTCCAGATTTTGCAACCCAGTCAAATGCAAATGTTTTAGCTTCTTCTGGTGAAGAATCTTGCCCTTGCCCATCGGTGTATTTGACGTCATAGTCTTTGGTAGCCAGCAAATCTGACAAGTCTTGGGAGATGTTTTCTATAGCCATAGTTTGTTATTTAGCGCATTAGCGATATGAATGGCATGGGCTCAACAATCATATCTCCGTGATCTTTTAGGTGGTTGTCTAAGTCTGCATGGTATGTTTGCAACAACAACAGCATGCGCACCGCCAACAAACTGGCCATTACTAGATCATCAGTTTCGCCGGGTTTTGCAGCATAGCTGGTACCCATGGCCACAAATGTTTTGAGTTCCGAAACTAGGGGTCGTGAATTAATGGTCATACGCCCAGATTCCACTAGGATTTTGAACTTGTTGCAGGCTGTGATTTTACTTTTGTTTGTGGTATTAAATCCCTTGCGAAATCGCCGCCCTGTACTGCCAGTTACTGAATTGTCACTTAAAAAATATCCAGGAATATTTTCTTCGCCATATTCAGCTATGCTGATCAAGGCAGCTTCGCCGATGGTGTTGTTTTCTACTGAATAGTAGATACTTTTTTCATCTTTGACCACATTGTGCAGTTCCTTAACAATGTCTGCTAGTATTCGTACTTGTGTAGGTATATCAGTTTTGTTGTGGCGCCACTCAGCAATTTGATCTGTTGTTCTTGCATCAAAAACTTGTATAGCAGCAGGATCGCCTCCTGTGCCTAGGCTGGGATCAAGTGCCACCACATACATGCCATCTTTCACAGGATCTTTGTACCATCGCACCTGGCCTGATCTGCGTATGGGTTCTGCGCCTTCCAAGTCCATGAGCTTGATAGGTGCTATGAGTGTTTCGTCATTGATAACAAATTCACAATTTGAGCAAAGAATGTCATTAGCGTAAAATCTGCGGTTGTGTTGTACATTTAGCAAGTCAAAAACAGATTCAGTTCCAAGTAATGCTATACTAACAACTGTTTGGACTCCAAATTTAGTATGTACACAATCACCTGGACGTAATTGTTTTATTGATTTTTTTATCAGCTTGTTAGAGAATACTTCATGATCTAGTGTTGCCCTAATAGACATAGAATTGAGTTGTAATAACGCAACTTGGCGAACACCTTTATCTAGTACTCCGTCAAACTGGCTCCACCCTGTATCTGTTAAAATTTCTAATCTAGCGTTATTTTTTGTTAAGTCTGCCATTTATCCATCCTGCAGGCTGTTCGCCTTCGGTAAAATATTTTTCGTTCAGGCGGTCATTGTACCATTTTTTGCCGCTACTGGCTCCTGGTGTGCCTTTACGACTTTCTCCAATACGTCGATTACGATCTGGATCTGAATAAACTTTTGACATTTTATTTTGATATTCTTCTGTAGAACGGTCAATCATGCGGCGTTGTCTTTCTTCGTCAGACCAGGCTGTCCCTTTTTTTCTGCCGCCAATGCCTGGCCGCTTAATACCCCTGTTTGGCGCAGGTTTTCCGTACATGGGATTTTTATCCCCTTTCATGCCTTCTGTTTGCAGCGCATGTACAATTTCAGCAGTAGAAACAAGACCAAGCAATCCTTGCCATGCTAATTTATCTTGGAGTAATCCGTGTTGTTCGTACAATTTTCTATGGGCATTTGCATGTTCAATAACTGTTAATTCTATTAAATTAGAAGGATCATTGCTTCCTCCCATGTGTTTTGGTACAATGTGATGTTTGTGTTTTACCATGTTATTATTTATGTCGTAGATAATAAACTTGCTTTAAGGTCAGCAATCGATAGTGTTGTTATAACACCGTGCTGATCCCTAACTGTAACTAAAGACTCCCCACTTAAACAATCCATTTCTCTGCGAAAACGTTCTTCACCTAGTTGGGCTAGTTGTTCAGAACCCCATTGATCTCCCCGTTCAGGATGTTCACGCCAGTATGATCTAAATGCACGGAATCCATTAATGCCTAGTTCAGTGGTGTTGCCGTGCTCATCTTCACATTTGTTAGCACCTTTCCACAAGAACGCAAACTGATCTTCGTCTGAGTTGGGAGTTGATGTGATAATTG